TCTGATTGAAGTTCTTGAAGCCGAATGTCGATACCTGCCAGGGTCTGGTCATTTTCGTGACTTAGTACAGTGACAATATTGTCCTGTAGGGTAGCGAGAAAACCGTCCTTGTCGCATAGTGTCTGGTTGATTGCAGTGACAAGGAGTTGCTCGATAGCGCTTTCCGGAACAGTGCGAGCATCGCAGAACAGACCAGTGTTTTCCAAACGACTGACACATCGCCAGACGATGGATTTCTTGCCACGGTTATTCCAGTGCACCCTGCGGAATACCTCGCCGCAGTTGCCGCAGATAATCATCTGGGAAAAGCAGTGATTGCTGCTGAAGGTTCGGTTTTTACCATTCGGACTTTTGTGGACGAGTCGCCGCCTTATCAGTTCCTCCTGCACCTGCATGAAAATTTCACGCGGGATGATTGCCTCATGGCTGTTTTCTACATAATACTGCGGAACGATGCCATGGTTCTTTACCCGTGTTTTCGTGAGGAAGTCCGTGGTATACGTTTTCTGTAAAAGGGCATCGCCTATATATTTTTCATTACGCAGAATCTGGTTAAGGTTGCTAGTGTGCCACTTTTCCCTGCCAGCGCCATTCAGAATGCCGTCCGTCTCAAGGGCGCGGGCAATTTTCAGCATACTGGCACCCTCCAGATATTCTCGATAGATGCGTTTTACAATTTCTGCTTCCTCGGGATCGATTATGAGCCGCTTGTTTTCGTCTTTGGTATATCCAAGAAACCAATTACAGTTGATTTGTATTTCGCCTTGCTGATAGCGGTATTGCAGGCCCAGCTTCACGTTCTGGCTCAGGGACTGACTCTCCTGCTGGGCAAGGGAAGCCATGATCGTGAGCATAACTTCGCCCTTGGAATCCATTGAGTTGATGTTTTCTTTTTCAAAAAACACTGCGATGTTTTTATCCTTTAGCTGCCGGATATACTTCAGGCAGTCTAGCGTGTTACGGGCAAACCGGCTGATAGATTTGGTTATGATCATTTCGATGTTGCCAGCCATGCAATCATCAACCATACGATTGAATTCATCACGCTTTTTGGTGTTAGTGCCGGAAATGCCGTCATCAGCATAGATTCCAGCCAATGTCCAGTCCAGGTGCCCATTGATGTAGGAGGTGTAGTGCTCAATCTGCGCTTCATAGCTGGAAGCCTGCTCGTCACTATCGGTGGAAACCCTGCAGTACGCAGCTACCCGGAGTTTATTTTTTTCCTGATCATCATTTTTGCCTCTGGCATGCTTCCTGGCTGGGAGCACGGTGATATTTTTGCTTACATTCAATATCTATACCTCGCTTTCTATAAGACTGTAGGCGTATTCCGCCCGTTGGAAGGGGTCCTCGAATTGATTAGCACCTTCTTTGATGCGGAAGGTGGTGGGATAAATGACTTCATATTTTTCTTTCGGTCCATAAACCCGACCGAGTTTTTCCGCTCGCTTGAGACGTTCCATTTCGGCTGTGTCAAACATGTCCTGATTGATAATCGCCGGATAGTAATCATCACCAAGGTAATGGGGGTTCCGTAGCATTTTACCAACGGCGGCATGAAAAGCTCCGATGCCAGCCTTGTTGGCGGCGGTTGCTAAGGAATCGCCAGACAGATAGGATTGGAATAGAGCTTTTATCTTCATGGCAGCAAGCTCATTAATTATGGCTTTCCCGTTTTCTATCCGGTAACCATAGGGGGTGTGGCCCATTTATCTCACCAGCCTTTCTTTTAAAGTAATGCCGCATTGTAATTCAAATCCAATCTCAGTCCGGGAATATACAATAATCCGGTTCACAAATTTTTTTAAAACATCTTCGTCAAAGTGTTTCAACATGGTCGCCTTGGTGGCATATTGAAGCAAGGTACTGACTTCGCTCAAATGCTGGTTACCACATTGTAGTAAGCGGTTAATGGATTCTTTTTGGCGTTGTAGTTGATCGGCTTCTTGATGTAAATTATTGCTGCTTTTCTTATAAACAGCGCGGTCGAGATAGCCTTTGGTCATCAGGTTGACCAGCACATTTTGTTGTTCTGTGTTTTCCTGTAGCTTTTTATCAATGTCTTGAATGCAAACGAGGGTATCGTCGGCATTCACACCGCGAAGGCCAATCAGCAGAGGCTTCAGTACAGTTTGATGGCTGAAGATAAGTTTGTTCATCATGGTGACAAAGGCATATTCAAAATCGGTATCCAGAATGTATTTCATAGAACATTTTCCGATGTTTTGAATATGAGTAAAGCAGCACCATGCAATGTATTTGCTTCCGCTGGAGTGGGTTCGGCGCTTAAAAGTGCCACCACACTGGCCGCAGATGATTTTTCCGGAGAAGGGATATCGGTTCTGGTATTTTTCGTCGTACTTTTCGATGCCTTTTTCTTTGCCGCGTTGCTCAATGATCTTGTGAGCTGCTTCAAAAACCTCATGGCTGATTATTGCTTCATGATGGTTCTTAAATAGGTATTGGTCTTTTTCTCCGTTATTGCTGTGACGGTTGAAGTTCGTATCGGTGTAGGTCTTTTGAAAAACAGCGTCACCTGTATATTTTTCGTTGCTGACCATCCCGCGAATGGTTGTTGAAGTCCAACGTCCACCTTTTTTGGTTGGCACTTTGCGGTGGATTAACTCATCCGCTACTTTGTGGGTGCTTTTGCCAGATAAAATTTCGGAGTAAATAAAGCGGACAATTTCTGCTTGCGAAGCATTCACAACCATTTTTCCATCCATACTGTCATAGCCATATGGTGGAAAAGAGATTTTGTAGGTACCATTTTGAAACCGCCTTTGAATTGACCAATTATTGTTCTCTGCAATGGATGCGGATTCATTTTCTGCCAGTCCACTTAGGATCGAGAGCATGAGTTCACTTTCCATGGCTCCGGTGTTGATATTCTCTTTCTCGAAATAAATGAAAATGCCAAGACCAATCAGCTTTCTGACCAGCTCAAGGCAGTCGGTGGTGTTCCTTGCAAACCGGCTGATGGATTTGATTACGATGAAATCGATTTTCTTGTTTTCACAATCGGTTATCATACGGAGCAGTTCAGGTCGTTTTTCCTTTTTAGTGCCTGTGATGCCTTCGTCATAATAAATCTCTACAAACTCCCAATCAGGATTTGCTTTAATGTAGGATTCGTAATGTTTCTTCTGAGCTTCAAGACTTTCAAGCTGTTCATCACTTCCTGTGGAAACACGACAGTAGGCTGCAACACGCAGCTTTAGCTTGTCAGCAACATCAGGTGTATTCTTTGCGATTTTCGTTACCTTTTTCAATTTATCACCTCCTTGCTAGTGTCACATATTACCTCTGAAACACTTATATATCAACGGTTATTAGGCATAATCTGTGCAAAAATAGGAGAGAAAGATTGGCGGTTTAATGATGTTATTTTGTTGAATTCGGACAGAGTAATCAGCCCATTATCTAGCATGGATTTTAGTATCTGCTGTGCTCTGAAATAATCCAGTTCATGCTGTAACTGTTCTTGGGTTACGTGCTTTTTATCGATACTGATTTCTTGATTTCCTGTAATCAAGCTTGTTATATGTGTTGCAGCATCTTCGTTTCTGTTATCTGTGGGCATAGACTTGCACCTCCTTAAATCTCAGTCAAAGAAAAGAGAAGCAAATCGAACCCCCATAAAATAAAACGGCCGTCCTTGCGTATGTCATATTTTTCATTCCTGCATTGGAGGTCAACTAAGCCTCTCATCATGCACAGGACAGAAAAGGTGAGCATGAGTACCAATAGCAGCAAAGATAAATGAGCAAAAAAATAACCGCCGAGTGGGGTTAATCACTCAGCGGCATTGAAAGGCAATTATTCAGTTTTAATAAAAGCATCTTTGAATCCGGCAGCTTTGACCTTGGCAAGCATGACATCGGCATTGGACTTGGTGCTGAATGATCCGACCTGAACGCGGTAAAGCTTTTTCGGTTCAATAGGAGAGGGTGTATTTTCGGTATCAAGAAATTTCTTGACGTCGGCACGGAAGGTATCCATTGACTTGCCGAACCGTGGGAACCAGTGCATCACGTCAGCATGATTACTGGCTATGCCCAGCTTGTTGCCCTCTGAGTGACAGATGATGTTCTTCTCAGTAAGGCCATACTTCTTGCAGAGATATATGCAAAGCTCCATTGCTTCCGTGTAGACTTTTCCAAAATAAGTCGCATCGGTCAGAGCATCCTCACAGATTTCAAAACCAATGTGAGTGTCGTTACCGGAACCACCAGCATGCCAGCCACGGTAATCCCAGGGCAGCGTCTGATAGGAGGCAATAGAACCGTCAGTCAGCTTGCCAATGAAAGCGTGGACGCAGACTTGCCGCCCATCTGGAGTGTTCTGATTCCAGTGGTTGTTATTTTGATTCTTCCCAAGCAGACCATCGTCAGGGCCGACATAGCGTCGGAGGTTCGGATTGTTGGTCCCAGTGGAATGTACCATGATGCCTTTGGGAGTAATTGTTTTGCCCGCT